GTTCCAAACCGTTCAGCGAAAACGCTTCGATTTCCGGCGCATCAGTCCCGTCCACGCGGGTATATTGCGGCGCGACTTTCCACGTACCCTCTGTTTGTCCTCTGCCTTGTACTTTCGCCGCGTATATCATAACGCGCCCCCGAATATTTTTGACTCCAAAATGCCGTCAATTCGCATTTGTGCAAGCAACCAGTTATTAGTCGCCGTTACCTCGCAGCATAATTCTAAATCGTTCCGGTTAATCGCATACCGTAGAATATGCGCGCTGTACGCGGCGGGAATCAGTGCGCCGATTTTCGGGCTTGATTGCGTAAACCCCTCGAAAAGCGCCGACTGGCTATCATTATAAATAGTGATACTGTCAAAAAGTTTCGCGTCGAAAATCGGCGTTTTAAATTTTACATTGGCATAGTTTTCAACGCCAACGCCCCACATAAGTGCCGATTTTCCGTAGCCGAGAAACGAAAAAGAATTTAACGCGACGGCGGCCGCCGTCGGTTTCGTATTCGCAGAGTGAAAACGAATCGTCTTTTGTTTATCGTCTATATCCGGTATGATTTTATTTTGTAGACATATTTCATCGAGAATTTTTGCAAGCGTTGTTGGTTGAAACAGCCGCCCGCTCACTGGTACACTCGACGCGACGCCGGAATCGAATGAACAGGAATATCCAATTTTTCCACCGAGTTCTGAAAGTTGCGTATTAAGCGGCGTGGTAATATCCAGTTGAAAACCGAGTTCTGATTTTATAAGCGTATCGTTAAATGACGCTCCTCTAATATATAGCGTGGCGTTCGTACCGTATTCATCCGGTTGCAAAACGACGGAATACGCGACGAATGACCGGCTTATCTCAGCCGTCGCCGAAACACGCTCGACAACCACGGCCGTCATTACTTTTACCTGCGGATTTGCAAATTTGGCGAGCGCGTTGGACATTTGACTTATCGATCCGGCGGATGAGACATAATCGACCGACACGCGCGAGATTAGTTCTGACGGCGGTGACGAAATAGCTGCCGCGAGTGACATTTTGAGCGCCGCGCCGAGCGGAACGCCGTTATGTTGAACACTATAATTATATTTACAAGAATACACTTTGGGCGGCTTCGTCGCCGTCACATTTTCGGGTTTATAAAGGGGCGCAAGAATGTTTAACCGTATGGTGCTCCACTGATCGGACGTATCCGTCATATCGGCTATAATAATCGGCGTACACACCCCGGATGATGGATAAAATATTATCATACGTAATCAATCCTGTAATACACCGTATCGGTATTTAAAATATCTCCCGACGGGATCGCGCCCGTCGAAAATAACCCACAGAATATGTCACGACCCGGCAGCGCGTAAACGGTCGTTTTATAAACAGGCGTTCCGGTTGTCGCGTCATATATTTTAATAAGGTGGTTACCGTCATCGTCCGTGCGAACGTATTCCCATACGGCCGTTTCGCCGCCTTTGCACAGTACGGCGTTTTGTACGCCGACGGCAGGCGGTTGAAATTGAAACAGCGTCGTCACCTCTACCTGCGTGATGTCTTTAAAATAACTCAAAACATCCCCCCGATTATTACCCCGCCGTTCGGGGCCGCAACCTCTGAAGCCACGGAAAACACCGCGCCGGCTCCCGACGTGCTGCGCTGGGAATACTGTTCACGCAATCGTATTGTCATCGCGACGCCCGCCTGCCCGGCCTCGTGCGGCGGGCTAATTTCCTCTATGTACCACGCGCTTGATAAGTACGGCGTCGTTTGTTGCAATACGCCGAGCGGAATATAAGAGCCGAGTAACATAACCGGTTTCATAAAATTTTTTATTTGGTTCAATATCGATATACAAGACGCGACATACCCGACGGACAGCCCGGCGAGGTTCGGCAGCACGGCCCCGAACGACGCGAGAGAATTGGAGACAAGCGCGACGGCGTTCAGCGTTGATTGAATAACACGATACATACTTAAATCGCGCGTCATGGGGATGTCAGACAGAATTATATCAAGATCTATAGTAGACGCCTCGATCACTGTTCGCGCTTTAAATTCTCCGGCCTGGGTCAAGTTTCCCGGCAGTCTAACTGACGCGTGGGCGCGTTCGTTCGGAATTTCGCACAAACAAAAAACGGGGACCGGTGCGTCGGCGGTCGGAAGGCCGATAATAATTGCGGACTGTGCAAACGACGTTATCGCGCCGCTTATCATTCCCGGAATATTAAGTGTGTTAAATGAAAATGCCATTATTTAAATATCTCTACGGCCCGTTGCAACGTCCGGCCTTTTTGGTTATTTTTGGAGCTCGACACGGCGTCCGTTATGAATGATATAGCTGTGACCATTTTACCCGCGCCTTTAACCATTGCGTTTTGCATATCATTCAATGCGTCATTCAGCGCCATCATACTGTTAACCATTTTACCCGCCGCGTTCTCGAATTGCGCCGACGCCGCCGTGTCAGCAAGCCGCGTTGTCTGCGTTTCCTGGGCATTTTCATAATACGCCGCCGATCCCTGTCGTGTTTTTTGTTCCGGCGTTGCGTCCTGTATTTCGCCACCGAAATTTTTGAGCATTGCCGCCGACAATTTCTGTCGGATGGACGGCGGGAGACCTTCTGTCCCACTCATAATTTGCGACGCCATCCACCCCTTATCAGTGCCGGTTGACTCCCAATCGCCCGCAGCCGCGCGGGCAAGCGCCCGCGTGTCTTTTTCATTAACCAATTTATTAAGAGCGTCTGCGAGCGATTTGTCAATTTTACCCATAGAGCTGGAAACGGCGGACACGAAAAAGGCGTGTTCGCTATTCGATAAAAACCCCCGCCCCAATGACGACCGGCCACCAATCAAATTCCCGCCGTAGTGCGCGACGGCGGAATTTCGTTTGGAAAGTTCGTACGCCCCGGCGGTGGATGATTTAGCCGACTCCAACGCCCCACCCGCCGCCGCCGCCGCCGCGCCGAGATATGGCAACGTGGACGCAATCGCCTGGATGAGAGTGGATGGACTCAAAGACGACGCAGCATTTGCAAATCTATCTGTATGCTGGCCAAATTTTTTAACTGAATTGGTAAATTTCTTTGCGCCATCATCCGGTGCGGGTTCTCCGCCGGGCTTGGGTTTTTCGCCAGGTGTGGGTTTTCCGCCAGGTGTGGGTTTTCCGCCAGGTGTGGGTTTTCCGCCAGGTGTGGGTTTTCCGCCAGGTGTGGGTTTTCCGCCGGGCGCAGTTTTTGCGGATAGTTCTACGGTCGTCTTTTTTTTGGATAAATCCCCGCCTTTTTTACGTATCTTGTCCATTGTTGAAAGGACAACATTTTGTCCTTTCATACCGAGCGATACAAGATAGTTATCAAGTTGCGGCATACCCGCCCATCCTTAAAAAAGCGTTTTGCAGTCTTTCCGCGTCTTCATAATCAATACACCCGGCCTCAGTGTATGACAAAACGTGTGAAACAATCAGTAAATCAAAATCGATTAGAGATACGGCGTAAAAAAAAATCGGTCGGCCACGTTTGACATTAAGATTATTGCTTCAACCGGCAAATTGGACAGATCGGATTTGCACGGCGCGCCGCCAACCAGAACGCAAAACTGTGCCGCAAGTGTCTCAAACGCCGCCATTGCCGACCGTTCACGCGCCCTTGCAATTTGCAAACTATTTGTCGGCTTTTTGATAGTGTACACAATGCCGTCGTAACGAATTTTAATCGCGGACGTGTCGTATTCCACCACGTCCGCAATGGCACACGTTGAAACGCGCTTTTTCTTTACGTCAAGCTCCGGCGCGGTGGAAGCAATGAGATCGATCCAGGCCTTTTCTTCCTCGGTCGGGTCATCGGTGGTACCGTCTCCGATGACTTTACTATCGGAGTTAATAACCTGCAATCGCGCCTGTGTGATTTTCGGCAGTTCGGGAACCATGATTTAAACCTCTTTATCGGTAAGCGGATCGATTTCCGCCACGTCCTCAAACGAAATTTCCGCCGTCACATAGCCCCGGTCGCGCCCGACGCCTGCGAGCGGCATTTTTGTAAAATAGCAATTCTTATGCCGGTGTATCCGCGCCCCCTCGTTCGATTGCGTGTTGTACGCATAGTAAAAATCGAAGTCAAACAAGGTTTGAATTTTCGCCTGTCCCCAGTGTTTTAACAAGTCCAGATTATCGCCGAGTAAAAATTTCACCTCGCGAGTACCGGCGCGGGGAATGGATAAAATGAGAACACCCCGCGAACCGTCGGCGGCCATGTGCCGTTTGCCGCGTTCGGTATCAAGCGTTATATCACCGAGCAGGTCTTCCTCATTGTAAAACGTGTCCCCGCCGAACGAAAGCGATTGACCGGACAGTTTCGCGGTGAACGTAGCCACGCACCGCCCAATGATAACGGTTAGGGATTCTTGCGTCGTGTTCGCCGCCCGCGCGGCTGGAAGGCAAAACAGCTCGCGGAAAAATGTCACGATCCATATTAAAATTGTGTAAATTGATTTCATCGGTCAAACGCTCCTTAGTTGAAATTAAAAGTAATGGTATAGTAATGCGTCGCGGCATACGGTTTTATCGTTGCGACGATAGCGCCAACCGGAATAATCCCCTTTGACTGCCACGCCGGGTCAAGCGCCGCGATTTGCGCCGCTGACTTTGTGATAAGCGTGAACGCGGGCGTTCCGTCTTCATTAGACAGAATCGCCCCGGCTTTCCAGAGCGTTTCGAGCGCGGCACGAGTGAGGGCGGCCACTTCCATGACGCCGGTATAGTCGCCCGGTACGCCGGTACGTCCCGCCGCAATGAGCGCGTTACGCGGCGCTATAACGCAATAGTCATTGATATAGTCAATGGCAATTTGCGTTTCGATTTGGAGCGACGCGGGCGGATTTACGTCATCGTTCAAAAACGTGTCGTAAACAAAGGCCGCATCGCCCTGGTCTTTTGCACCGTTGTACTGCGCCAGCGAATTGAGCGCGATATACGCCCGCGTTGCTGCGCTGTAGGTATCGGGATCGACGCCGGTGAAGTCGTGCGCATCGGACAGTGAGCCGATGGACCGGGCAATACTCCCGCCGTAGAGCGCGTGAACGACGGCGGCGAGCAGCGGGTTATGGTATACAAACACGCCCGTGTCAACTTCCGTGTTAGCGTTCGTAACGAGTGTCATCGTCCGATTTTGTGTCATCAGGGCGCCGGGGTCGCCCGACCCGCCCGCGAGTAACAGTTCGTCCGGGAGCGTCCCCGCATCCGCCATCGAAAAGGACATAATAAAAATCTTTTCAGTCGAATCGGTACACCATAGAGAGGCAACCTTACAATCCGCCAGGTATGTCGCCTCATCGTCCAGACCGTTTGTCTGTGACCCGACATTCAGGATTGACCAGTTGCGCGGATAGTAGTTTGCCTTATTGAGCATTGCGTTGGTAAGCACGCCGCCGCCGGTCGGGAGAATGTAGACCATGTCCGGCACGATCGAACCGCCGAAAACGGTAGCGAGCATCTGTGCCGTGGCAAGCGCTGTCGGGTTGGCGGCGATAAAAGCGTCAACCATATCCGCGGTGACCGCGATAAGGCCGGTTAAGGCGTTCGGAGTGTAGCCGGTGATAGTTTCCCGTGTGGCAAAAACAATCCGACGGGGAAGGCCGGACAGTAACCCGGTTGTGACACTGCTTGCTATGGTGATGAATTTTGCATTTGACATTTTTATTTACCTCACTCTTTTATTTCAATATTTAATGTTTCGATGACCCTTTCAAATCTTCTTTCGTTAATCTATATTCACCTTCGCCAGAAGATATAATGTATGTATTGCCTTGAATGTCTTTAATCCGTCCCTGAATTAAGCCGCGCCCTTTTCCGCGAAATACTACGTCGTCGCCTTTTCGGAATAAATCATTTTCTTTATTCCACATATCACTAAGAGGAGCATTTTTCGCCGTCGTGCGGCGTTTCACCATTTCCCGCGCCATATTTTTAATTATAATTGCAGTTTCGATGTCAGTCATTTCCTTACTCCTCGTATTCCAGTGATTTTTCTATCGTGTCGACAACCTCGTCAACTGTTATTTCCTCGCCGCCGTGAATTGCAGATACGAACGTGGTCACCGTCTGACAGGCAAAAACAAGGCCGCGCATTAAAACTTCCAGACCGCCCTTAAAATTAAACTCCGGCGTTTCGTCGTGCGAAAGAACGGTCGCGATACCGTCCCAGATAAAACTTTCCGGCGACGTGATAAGCTCGCGCGCAATTTCATACGGTTCAAATAGTTTCGCGTCGTTCGCTTCATCATTCGGCGCGGCGGTGAAAAAATTTAAAATATATTCAAAGTCGATCAATATGCCAGACACAGACGAGGCGTACGGTTGACGGCGCGTTACGCGATACGTCGATTGAAAGTACGGATAAGACGCGCCCTTTGGTACTGCGCCGTATTTATACACCCGCGCGGGGGACACACCAGAGCCGCCCGCCGCGAGCGCAAGATTTAACGCCTTGTTCATCGCGTAATATTTTTCGATGATTGTCATTCAGTGTCCGCCGGTTCAACTCGTATTTCATCGCACGCCGCAACAACCGTGCCGATCGGATTTCCTGACTCGTTTTCATACGCCGGGATAAAGGACCACGATAAAATGCGCCATTTTTTCCCGTCCGCTTCTATCCGTTCGGGCCGCTCTGCAAGCGCCTCAGATATAAGAATTGAAACGCCTTCTTGTACTTCGATACCGCCTTCCCGCAGACGTTTTATATCTACAGGTTGCAGCGGCTTAATAGACGCCTTAAGCGTCAGGGCCGTCGTCGTCACGGTCGATGAGCCGTCGTCTTCCGGCGTCAGAGCGTTATAAATTACGTCACACGTCGTATCTGCGTATCTCCGCGCCGCCATACTGGCAAGTCCGCGAAGCATCATAATTCAAGCTCCAAAAGAATCGCTTGACGGCGTTCCGTGATCCGCCGCCGCCATCGCTCGGAATCGTTTCCCGCAAAGTTCGTTGATGTACCGTTTTGACTGATCGACGAAATTTCCGGGAATTTATTATCAAGCGAAAGTAAATGGCAAGCCGTGTCGAGTACCTGGGAATTGTAGGCGTTGTCACCGTAGAGGCCGGAGTCAACGTCGCGCTTCGCCATCTCTAAGTAAGTTAAAATTTCAGCGGCCGACACGGCCGGATTGTCCAGCCGTGTCGTGAGTTCCGCTGAAAACTGTTCATCTGTGTAAATCATGCGATTATGCTTGTACCGAAAAGTCGAGAATAAACACTTGACCGCGTTGAATGACCATCGGGCCGCCGAACGTGAGCTGCGCCGCGAAGCTGGACCGCTGCTCGCTTACCACGCCGGTAGTGATCCGGGGCGTTGCGGTTGCCATCGGCATCAGTATTCCCTTCCGTCCGGTCGGCGCGCCGTGGACAACGGCTATTACGCTGTTGTACTGTGCGGAGCCGAGCGAATTGGTTCGGGCGTTCAGGAGTCCCGACGTTTTAATCTCGATCGACTCTACGGTTCCGCCGGTTGCAAGCTTCAAAGCTTCGCCAAGCGTCCGATTATACGTCCCGGTGGAGAGATACTGTACAAGGGCCGAGTAGATGGAAGTCGGCACGTACAGGACCACTTTTCCAGACGTTTTCACGTTCGTTTGTGCGATAAGATTTAAGAGCCGCACCACGTCGGCGTAAATGAGCGCCGCGTTTGCGGACGATACCGCAGGCAGCGGTGCGGTTCTGTCCGCCGGTTTGTAATTGAAGTTGGCGATTTTCTGAATAAGCGTGGTCGGATTCGCCGCCCAATCTGCCGCCGTAGCAAGCAGGGGAGAGGCCGCACCCGCAGAGGCAAGAGACAGGGCGATACCGCTTGACAGAAGTCCATACTGGCCGGACTCGCCGTCAAACGCCGCCGCGCCCCAACCATCAACGATGATCCGCTCGACCGCCTGCATGACCTGCTGTTCAATAGTGGCGAAAAGCTGGGTTTGCAGGATGAAGCCCGCAAGCGCCGGGGCGATCGACCGAGCGTAACCGAGAAGCGCCGCTTCCTGGTCATTTTCGACGATAAAGCCCTGGGCCTCTGTATGAGCGTCTTTAAACTCGTTGAACAGGGAGATTTGCGCCATGTTATTGGCATAGGTCCGATCGTCGCCGTACGGGTTCAGATCGCCAAGCCGCTGTTTAGCAGCTCCCGACGCCTCTACACGAGGAATACGGAAACGGCTGATCGCGCCCGCGCTCGCTGCAAGCTCCGGGGACAGTTGAACGGCGTCACCCTCAGCGATGAACGACTCGGCAAAGGTAAGCTGTTCGTAGAGCTGTTCAGCGAGCTGGTTCAGGCCCGCAAATTGGTCATAGCCCGGATTGCCAAAGTACGCATTGAGCGCAGTTGCCTGGGCGTTCTCGACGCTCATCCCGGCTTTCATCGCGTTTTGTGCGATACCGTTCAGCTTCGAGCGCAGACCGTGCGCCATATCGACAACGTGGTCGATACTTGCGCCGTCAAAACGTTTACGCAAATCGGAAATCGCCGCGCCGTGTTCCTTGTGCTGGCTGTTCGCCACGGCAAGAAGTCGCTCGGTAAGGGCCTTATATTCGCCCCGCGCCGCTATTTCATTTATCGCAACGCAACCGTCTTTCCGGTGAGCGTCGGCGTATGCGTTACGGACCGCGTACCAATTTTGAAACTGCTGTTCCGCAACCTGGGCAGAAGTGATTTTTTTACCTTTTATCATAGTTGTTACCCTACCTTCACGGACGCAAGCCGCGCGAAAATGTACCCGGTTTTAAGCTGACCCGTGTTTTGTACGCCGGGCGTGCCGTACCAGACGGTGCCGGGGAACGCCACCGCGTCGGTATTGCTGCTTGAAAGCTCGCCGTCTGCGGTCACGTAAGCAGTACCGCCCGCAACGGGAGCCGCCGCGTCGGCGGGGACCATCGCCACAGCGTCAATGTCGCTTATCATAGCGACATAATCTCCGTCGGCATATTCGCCTACGACTTGATTAATCGCACTTTCGACCTGAGTCGCCGCTTCGAGAAAGCCGATTGCAACGATTGCAAACTCGTCGGATCCTGGGCCTTCGTACGCGGCCGCGCCGAGAACGATGATCTGCTTACCAGCGCTGTTTTCCTGGAGCGTTACCACGCTTCCGATCGGCGCGGCGGTAATGCTCGCGGCGGCGGGAATGACGAATTCCACGCCGTCAATTCTGCGGGCGTCCCACTGGACTGCGCCGCGTTTGGGGTTAGTTTCCCCTATTCCTAATCTTACTCCGGGCATTAGAACACCTCCCCGGCCGCATTTTGTGCGGCAGCTTCTTTTTCTTTCGGCGCGTTTTGTACGATCTCGCCGAATTTTGCGTTTACTGCGGCAATCCTGGCGGCCGGGTCCGACTCGCTGATACCGGCCAGGGCCGCGAGCGTGGCGAACGACGGCGTTTTTGCGCCGAAATCCACATTGAGCGCCGTTGAAAACGCCTTGACCATTTCCTGCGACGGTTTAGCGTTTTCGAGCGTTGCCGCTTCCTTTTTTTCTTCCTCAGCGGTTTCCTTTCCCTCGAAAGCCTCGCCGTTTTCTCCTTCCGCTTTCGGCGTGAGCTTTTCGTTGATCTCATTCAACGCGTCGCCGTGCGCCTTTAGCGTTTCTTCCATAGCGCCCATTCGATCGTCCGAATTTTTTTCCGCTATGGCCTCGTCAACCGCGTTCTTTACAAGCGCGGCCAATTCTTTAGGGTCCATGCTGTACTCCTTAATATTTAATAACTCGCCGCGCGAGTTTTTTACAAATTCAGCGGCGAGCCTGTAAATTTTCTCGCCTTTAAATTTTCCATCTTCACACATAATAGAAACATGCGGAACAGAATACGTCTTTGTGTCAACAGACGTAACTTTTCCTTTTCCGAATCGGTCGTGTTGCACCACATCGCCGACTTTTAACGGTTTACCGTTCTTGTCCAGCGCTTCCGCATTTTCTACTTCCACCACGCCATCAGTATTGATACACACTGCGTTCGTCACCCGGATTTTATTTTCCGGATCGCGCACATGAGGCGCGAGCGCGACGTGTGTAGCGCGAAGTTCCCCGGCTACGGCGTCGTATGCCTGACCGTCCGGCGTCATGCCGTTTTCCACTTTCAAATTGTATATATCGACAAAGGCGGACGCGCCGAACCCGGCCGAACCGAGATTGCCTTTTATGTAAGCGACCTCTTTTGCGCCCTTGACGACGCCCGCGATCATGGCCGCTTTTGCCGCCGCGTCGAAAAAGACGTTGTGCGCCCATCCGTCAATTTTTTTATTCTGCTCGTTCGTAGTTGAATCATGCCCGCCGACGACGACCGGCGCAGTTTCAAGAGACTTTAAAAATTTTTCATCGCTCACGGCTTCCGGCGGGTAGTAAAGGCGAACGGCTTTTCCTTCCAAAGCGGCGTTGCCGGTTTGCAGTTGTCCCGCGCCGTATTCGAGGACCCCGACGCGGAGTGCGGGCACGGAAAAGCGCATCGACTCGATACGCTCTCCCGAATCGTTGAAGGCCCGGACAGGGGATTTGAAGTATTTTAGTAGTTTAGTAATCACGTCCATCATAGAGCACACTCCCTGTTAAAAGTCAATCTGAAATTTTATTTTTAAGCATTTTTTACAATATAAATTTCGATTTTTCATTTTCAATTTCAGACGCGGAAAAACGGTGCGGCACTCGAAACACGTATAAGACGGACGCCTTCCGGCAGACAAGCGCGGTATCATATCGGCGCAGTCGTCACAGACCGGCTGTCCCTGGCGGATTTTCGGGGCCGCGTGTAAATCTGCCCCACACGCACAGCGCCGCCGTCGCGCCTCTTTGTCTTCTACGGCGACATACCTGGGTAAAGACGCCCGCGCGAGCCGCTCCAATTTTTGACCGACCGTTTCTTCTTCCTGTGTTATCCTTCCAACCGGCGTAAAAGTTTTCACTCTTTCACCTCATAGTGTCGTAACGGCTTAACTGGTTTTATCGGTATCTCCGCCCAACACCGACACCCCCACGCCGTCCCCGGATTGCCGGTATGCGTTTTACCGCTTTTTAAAATCTCAGTCGGGGGATCGTCAAAAAGAAAACATTTTCCTTGCAGCTTGCGGTGCGTTTTTCGGACGCGCTTGTCGCGCTGCGTGGCCCAGATATACCGGTCAGAAAATTCTTTTATTATACCTTCATTCAGGCCCGTACCGAGCGCATAGGCGTTGTCATCGCCGATTTGTTCGGCCCGGTCCTTGTAGTGGTCGCCGAACGAAAAAACCTTATAGACGTTTTCCCCTTCCCGCGCTTCGTAAATTTTATTCAATGCTTCCTGGGCCGTGTAGGATTTTTCTTTTTGGAGCCGGGCAATTTCTTTTTGTACGATTTCGTTTTGCCGGTCCTTAACCGTTTCTTTCATCATATCACGCAGGGCGTACTGAACGGTTAACCATTCTTTCACTTTTCCGTCGAGCGTTCCGCGATAAACGCGCATCCCCTTTGCCGCGTAGTGCCTTTCCAGCGCGTGACGGTAGCG